GGAGCCATTTTTTCTGTTCACCCACACCCTCGTAGGTGATGGATTCGCCGCCGAATTTGTTCTCGCCGATCCTCGGTCGGACATACACCAGTTTTCTGCCGGACGGGAGAGCGATGAACAGCATCCCGCTTTGGTAGTGGAACTTGATGCCGTGGGTTTCCGTAGAGATATGCTCTTTCACGCAGATTTTCGCGGCAGAGTCCACGTCCCACCAGAACCGGACAATCCTCGGATTTGACTGCCGCCATGCGTCCACCAGCGGCTTCAGTTCGGATTCCTGTAATCCGTAGTTGAGTGCGCCCATCGCTTTCAGCGCACCAACCGAACCGCCGTAACCGAGAGCAAGTTCTGCAATTTTGCCTTTCTGTCGGAGGTGAGCATTCTGACCATGCTTCTCCACGGGAACATGGAACATCTGTGATGCGGATGCGCAGTAAATATCACCGCCGGATGCGAAGACCTCCTGCCGCCACTGTTCTCCGGCAAGCCATGCGATTACACGGGCTTCGATGGCGGCAAAGTCGGCTACGAAGAAGCGGTGACCGGGTTGTGGAATGAATGCTGTGCGGATCAGTTCGGACAGCACCATCGGGACGGAATCATACAGCATTTCGACCGCTTCAAACTGCCCGTCACGGATGAGGGTTCGCACGGTATCCAAATCGGGAAGATGGTTCTGAGGGAGATTTTGTACCTGTATGAGCCGACCGGCATATCGTCCGGTACGGTTGGCACCGTAAAACTGGATCAGTCCTCTGGCACGGCTGTCCGAATCGACCACGGATTCCATCGCCGTGTATTTCTTCACACTCGATTTCGCCAGTTCCTGACGTAGCGAAAGTGCCAGTTCTACCTCACCGTCTGCTTTTTCAAGCATCTGCAGAACTGCCGCCTTGGAGAGGGAGTCTGCATCTACACCCTTTTCAGCAAGCCATGCCTTCAGCTGCACGGGGCTGTTCGGATTCTCCAATCCTGTGACCGACCGAGCCTGTTCCATGTGGGTACGCTTGAATTCCTCATCACAGCGGATCGCCTGTCGGACCATCGTCCTGTCAAGCATGATGCCACGGTCGTTGATCTGCTGATCGAGGATGTAGTTCGTCCACTCGGATTCCGGTACGGGGAATTTCGACAGCTTCTGTTGAATCCCCATTTCAGTCTCTACATCGCGCAGGTTGTACGATTTGAACCTCTCCCACTTATCGGGAGCATCGGCAGGAAGGTGACGGAATAGGGTACCGTCCTTCATTTTTGCGGGGACGCAGAAGTATCGGATGAGGTCTTTGCCTTCCTTCAGCTTCTGCTTTTCCAATCCGATCACAGCACCGACGCTTTCCAGTGACAACGGCAGACCGAGCGTAGCCGCCCAGACCATCGTGCATCGCCAGTCAGATGGGGTGAGATAGTGTCCGACAGGGTACCCTAAGTACCGAGACAGACAGACTCGCTCAAATTGTGCATTGAACGCCCATTTGATGACAGATGGATTGGTCAGTGCGGACAGAACTTCATCAGGGATTTTTTCGCCGCATTCAAGATCAACCACATGAACCGGATCGCCATCTACCGAATAGGCAAACAGCAGTATCCGGAAATCCGGTGATTCGCAGTAGCGGTAGACCCCGCTCTTGGCGAGGTCCGCGCTGCTGTAGGTTTCGATGTCGATGGACAGGTTTCTCATGCGAGAAAATCGTCGTCACCTTCTGCGGTGAAGTCATCCGCTGCGGAAGTTCTGCCGCTGAGAGGTTCGCCGTCGCGGATTTTCTGGATATTTCCGAGTCCACAGGCGATTCCGCGATTGCCGTTGGAGTTGAATGCATAGAAGTTGATGCTCACACGGGCGTAACAGCCGGAATAGACTTCGCTGCGGTCGAGGATCGGCTGAACCGAGCGGTCAACGATCTGCGGAGCGGTGGTACTGTTGGCATTGACGAAATAGGCGTTCTTGTAGGCTTCGTCATCCTCACGCTCAACGTCACCGTCACGGAGCGGGAGCTTCAGAGCCGCCTTGTTCGGGATTTTACCGCCGAATTTCGCCGCACCTTCCTTGATAGCGGAATCAATCGCCGCGTTGATGGCATCGACGGTCTTGGTGTCGGACTTCGGGATGATGAGGGATACGCTGAATTTCGGCTTGCCGTCGTTGATCGCCACAGCCTCCCACACGTTTGCGTAAGAAAGACGAACGATTCCGGTAACGACCTTGGTGGGGTTCTTGATAGTAGACATATTTTTTATTCCTCCGTAATTTCAGTAAATTCTGTAGCTGCATCGTCTGTTGTGATCGCCGGACGCCTGTCCGATGCGGGAACGAGCGTCGGCTTGCCGTGCGGTTTCTCGACCAGTTTGCCGAGAATGGCGGCGAAGTTTTTCTTGCCCATGAGCTTCTCCATCTCTGTGATGGAAATCAGGCTTTTCTTGAAGATATCCGTGTATCCGGCGGCATTGGCAGCTTCGATAACAGCATCTTCATCGGCATATTTCCGTTTGGTGGTGCTTTCGACCAGTTTGAAGCCGTGCCATACCTTGCCGTGGTTGATGGCGGCATCCTGCGCGTACGCCTGGATTTCATTCGCCCATTTCGTGAGGTCGTCCAGTTTCAGGAGAATGTCCTCGATTTCCGCATCCGTTAGCAAAGGCGGCATAGCAAACTCGTATCGGGCAAGCTGCAGTTTTGCTTCGGCTCTGGCACGACACCTGACTGCCGCCTTGCAAAATGTACACCAACTGCCGGGGATGTACTCGCCCTCTCCTCGAAATGCGAGTTCCGCTCTCGGCTTCAGCACGTTTTCCGTCCATGACAGCAAGTCATCCACGGTGATCGTCCATGTGGAGATGTTCTCACGTCGCGGCTGGTAGATGGTCATGGAGATTTCTTCGATGTCGTAGAGCGCATCGAACAGCAGGAGTGCGCCGAGCGCGTACAGCATCATCTGCGGATTTTCTTCGGCTTCGACCAGAACACCCTGACCGTACTTGAAGTCGATGATGTGGAGCAGCCCGTCCGCCACAATCACGCAGTCACCGGTGCCGAAGCCCTCCGGTACATAGCAGGAGAAGTCCAACCGCTGTTCGATGAGGACGAGCGGATCGGAACAGGTCTGCTTTGCTTCCTCGACAGCTTCCATGACGAATTCCACGTAATCGTCGGTGTAGGCGTCCATTTCGTCGCAGTCGTATTCACTGACCGGCTTCTTGGATCGCCTCTTCAGAGCCTTTTTCAGCTTGTGTTCGCAGAGAGCGTGCGCGGCGGTCCCTTCGGCAGCGGCAGTGGACTCGGTGTCATCAAATTCCTGCTCCAGACGAGCCGAAGGTGAGCAGTTCAGCCAGCGGTGGGACGATGACGCGGACAGCAGTGCGTGCTTACCCATTGCCGAGCGCCTCCGCATCCTTCATGAGGGATTCGTATTCGGACGGATCGATCAGCGAGAGTTTGTCCGCACCATGCTTTTGGAGAAGGGCGCGTACCTCTGAGGTGAAACCGTCATGGGACTTTTCGGCGAGGACTGCACGAACTTGTTCCAGTGTGATGGCAGGCATCGGCGGGGTTATAGGTTCGGGAGTCGGATTAGGTTCTGTTTCAGACATACCTCCGAATGCTTCAGTCAGCCACTTCACGGCTTCATTAATAGCGGCAGTTGCAGTTTTCAGTTCTTCGATGACCACGGACATTTCGTTCATTCTGCCCATTCATTCTTCCTCCTTCCGTTTTCGTTGCCTGCATCCGTGCCAGCTTAATCGCCAGACGTTTGGATACTACGCTGATAGCAGTCAGCACTTCGATCAGTTCCAAATCGGTGTCTCTTGTAGTGGTTCTGTCGTACATTTTTTTCACCTCCCGGAAGGAGCCTGTGTTGTTTAACCCCTTCTACTGCCAACCGGTCATGAGTTTTCGTTTTGGCCGAAAAAAACAGAAAATATTTCATAAAAATTTTCTCAAAGTTTCCCTCAGATGCTCCAACACTTTCTTTTTACGATAGGCGTATGTATTTCGTGCAAGTCCTAATTCATCAGCCGCTTTGCGTTCGGACATATTTTTCATGATTGTGGAACACAGTTCATATTCATCCGGCGCGAGATTTTTCAATTCATTGTATAAAGCTTTCAGAAGATCAAGTTCGCAGATAATGTCCTCAGTTAGCGGTTCACCGCTGCAGAGTGTGTCAAAATAGGTATCTGCTGTTTCGTCATCAATTTCCATTGTTGCATCAAAATATCTGATCTCGCCAACCCTGCGATACGGACAGGTCAGACAGTCCATGTCACACATCAACTGTCTGCTTTTAGGACAGACACACCGACCGTGCCTCTGTTGCGTTCTTCGGTAAAGATCGATATCCTTATAGTAGGCATCGAATTCCTCCTTGGTTACGGAAACCTGCTCATTCGTGGATCGAATGTAAATGTAATACTGCTTTTCTTCCATTTTTGTGTCCTTTCCGCCCGGACAGCGGTATCAGCGGAGGGACACAAAAAGAGCCGGTGACAATGATGTACACCGGCAGTCAGCGAAAAATGGGCATGACAAAGTACGGTGGGGACATCAGTTTTTCAAAACAGTCGAACTGTTCTGACTCTTTATGTATCCCGCCGCCTTAATGCGCATCTCAGGCTGTGAGATTTATTATTTCTTTTATTTTTATTTAATGATTTGATGTAACATTTAAAGTAAATGTACTATTTTTAGTATATGCTTGTCGGGAAATAGAATGCACTTATAATTCCATTTATTTCCCGACATACCATGACAGAAAAACAAAAAATGCCGACACCAAACATTCACAGAGGGTTTGTCTGTGGAATGCTCGTGTCGGCAATAACTCGGTTGGAAGCCACCATTTCGTGGAAACTCAATTTCTTCGGTTTCTGCTCGTACCGGAGCTATGAATGGTCAGGATGGTGAGTCTCTACGCCAGGGTGAGTCTCTACTCATGATTCCTTTCCGATTGTTTGTATGATCTGACTGAGAAGTACCCCGATAGGGATAACCTCCGTTTGAGAACTGTTTGTTTTTTTGATTTTCAAGGCATACTCACCGGTCCCCGTTTTTACTGCTTCACCGAGTGGGATACGGTGTTCGGGTGTGTATACCATCATATTTTTATTCTGTCCTTTTGCTTCATCCATTCAGTATCCTCCGTCATAAATAATCGTAATCCTCACTGATACATGATACCCGGCATCCGTACTTTCTCTCGTCCGTCCTCCGGCATTTTTATATCTCCCAGCAGGGTAGCGTATGTAATCGCCTGTTTTCCGAATCGTTCACGGATTTCTTCTATGGCATCTTCCAGTCGTTCACGAACCTGTAGTTTTGCCGTATCGATAAAGATACTCAACTGATCTGACACATCATTTTTGGGTGCAAGATCTATTGCACGAACGGTTACCGCACGAACTTTATGGTACCATTGATATTTATCCTTGAACAGCCGAAATGCGGCTGCGGCAATTTCCGAGGGAAGCTGTGTGGAAATCGGCAGCTTACACTGAAACTGTGATCCGAAAAGATCATCTCCGCGAATAGCAATCTGCACTCCCCGCGCGGTTAGTTCATGACACCGCAGACGGTGTCCTATATCCTGACATAATGAAAGCATAACCCTCCAGACTTCATCTTCGTTTTCCAGATTCGTAATACAGGTAATTCCGTGACCGATGGATTTCACCGGTGAAACCACATCTCTGTGCATGACTCTTGACTGATCCAGTCCATTCGCATACTGCCACAGTGCTACACCGTTTACACCGAGGAGCAGCTTCAAAAAGCCGGGATCAAGCTGTGCCAATTGCCCGATAGTGACAACTCCGAATCGAGCCAGTTTCTTGGTGGTGGCGGGACCGCAGTAGATCATTTCATTCACATTCAAGGGCCACACCTTTTCCTTGAATTCGTCTGATCTGATCTCCGTTATGGCATCAGGTTTCTTCATATCGCTGCCAAGTTTCGCAAAAACTTTATTGAATGACACTCCAATGCTGACGGTCAGACCCAATTCTTCACGGGTTTCCTGCCGTATCTTTTCCGCAATATACATGGCAGAACCGAAGACCTTCTGACTGCCTGTTACATCCAGCCAACATTCATCCATACCGAACGGCTCGATGAGGTCGGTATATCTCTGGTAGATTGCCTGGGTCAGTTTTGAGTATTTCAAGTATTGATCGTATTGCGGAGGTACCATTATAAGGTCACGACACACCGAGCGTGCCTCCCAATTTGCCATCCCTGTTTTTACTCCGGCTTTTTTCGCCAGATCGGATTTTGCCAGCACAATACCATGCCTTTCCTCGGTTGAACCACAGACAGCCACTGCTTTTCCACGCAGACTCGGATCAAGCATCATCTCAACCGATGCGTAAAATGAGTTCAGATCACTATGTAGAATCGCCCTCTCTCGTTCCATTATCATACCACCTCGCTAATAAACACAATATACTCATGCACAAAATCGCACAAACGAGAACTTTTTGGAACATACCTATTGACAAAATCTTATGTGTGCGGTATAATGAATACATCAAGTTCCATAAAGTACGCTATTAGTATAGCACTTGCGAGAACTTATGTCAATAGAAAGCAAGAACTTTTAGGAACTTTTTTCTGTAAATAAAATATGAAGGAGTGAGTGTACGAAATGAAGTCGTTTGCTGATAAAGTAAAGGACGCTCGTGCAGAACTTGGATTGTCCCAATCCCAACTCGGTGAAATGGTCGGTGTTTCCATCCGTGCCATTGTGTCTTACGAAAGCGGAGAAAAGAAGCCGCGCCAGTCCACCATGCTGAAACTTGCAAAGGCTCTGCAGGTTTCGGTGAAATTCCTGTCCGATGAATCCTGTATCAATCCTATGGAGGATATCGAAAAAGACGGATACATAGAAGAAGCCCGTGAGCGTTACGGAGCCAAAGGCGTCCGGGATGTCAATGCTCTTCTGGAAGAAAACGCAGCTTTGTTCGCAGGCGGCGATCTATCACAGGATCAGAAAGATGCTTTCTTTGAAGCAGTCACCAAAGCATACTTTGCCTGTAAAGAAGAAGCCCGCAAAAAGTACGGATCGAATAAGAATTAATATATTGTATACCTCTCAGTGTTATATATTGAGGAGACGATACCCTATAAGGAGGGGTGAGCATTGACATATTCGCAGATCTGTGAGTCTGTCGAAAAGCTGAAGAAGAAATATGATGAATCCGATCCGTTTCGTTTGTGTCGGGCTATGGGGATCATTTTACTTATGGAATCAATGGGTAAAGACCCCGATGCAGTCAAAGGTTTTTTCCTTGAAAGTAAACGAATACGGACGGTCACGATAAACAGTGATATGCCCAAAGTTATACAGCGTATCATTCTGGCTCATGAACTGTGCCATGCCACGAATCATAGAAACAGCGGCATCCATGCATTTCATGAAGTAATGCTTTTCGATCAGACATCACAGTTGGAAAAAGATGCGAATCTATTCGCAGCGGAACTTCTTCTGGATGACCAGGAGGTGTTCGAGGCATTGAATCAGGATACAACTTTCTTTTCGGCGGCATCCGCATTATGTGTCCCTGCTGAACTTCTGGATTTCAAGTTCAGGGTAATGAAATGGAAGGGATACAAAATGATTGAACCGCCAATCAATGCCCGCAGTAATTTTTTGAAAGATATGGAGGTGCCGGACAATGCCGACGACTACGACTGTTAAACCGCCCAAAGTGTATGTTGCCGTGAAAGCAGATTTTGCCGCAGACGGCACTCTTCTTCCCCGTATTATTACTTGGGAAGACGGCGAAAAATATGAGATCGACCGAATCATTGACATCCGGCAGGCTGCGGCGATGAAAGCCGGAGGACAGGGTGACAGATACACGATTATGATTCGAGGAAATCAGAGTTACCTGTTTTTTGAAAGAAATGCCAGTCTGACCGGAAACAACATCGGACGCTGGTTTGTAGAACGGAAAGCAAACAGCTAAGTTTATGTATAGGGGGGACAAATGCCTACAATAACAAAACGGCAGCTTGCCGATTATGAACAGTTGTGCAAAGAACGTCGGGAAGGTCGGATACTGACCCCTGCGGGTCTGAGGTTTATCTGTGAAACTTATGCTTATAATGCTGAAGAAATAGGTAAGCATTTTCTCGAGGTATTACCTGTTATCTGCCCGGAAGAGCAGTATTCTGTAAATGGTGTACCTATGAACGGGCCTGTAACACAGATGGCAACACCCCGACGCGCCACAGAAATTGTCCATTTGCATATTTCCTCCGTGGCGAGAAAAGCACTTGCAGCCGTTGGCGTTACCGAACTGGATCAACTCACTCAAATGACATACCAGCAATTGAGTGAAGTACCCAATATGTCAAAAAGTGGTTTGAAGGGTATCGTTGATGGCTTGAGAGCAAATGGACTCTCACTGCGCGAAGGTGATAATGAAGAATAACAAAATAAAAGTGCCGGGCTGACACCTTGAAAGTGATCAGTCCGGCATTTGTCATTATTCTTCGGAATCGTTGGTGGAGTTCATCTGTGCGGCTGCTGCAGCGGCAGCTTCCTTTTCCTTCTTGGCAGTCCAGCCACCCCTTACGGACGGCTTGTATGCGGTCTTGCAGTCATAGATCAGGACGTTTTCATCGGCAAAGTAGATACCGGGGACATTCCAGTTTTCCTCTTCGCCCCAACCGGCCATCTTACGGATCATATCGACAACGGCAGCGGCACTGATCTTGATCTGATACTTCTGCTCACCTGCAGGCTTGGAGAATGCGATTGCGTTCGGGGTGTCAACCTTGCAGGGACGGATAGCAAACTGCTTATCCTTGGCGTTGATGAGAATCTGAATGTAGGGTGCGTGATGAAGTTCGGCTGCGGTCTGATTGTTGAACTTCAGAATGGAGCCATAAAGGGTAGCAACGGAATCGGAACGGGTCTTCACGAGATCAACAACGGTAAAGTTTGAGAGAATAGACATAAGTGTTACTCCTTTTCAATAACAAAATTTTCGTCCTCCTCCATATTCGGTGTGGAGGAATAGTCAGGGGTATCATACATTTTTTCGATAATGGGATTAACTTCATCGATGCTCCAGTTAGGATCAACGATCATAAACCCGGCCAGAACCCCTTTCATCACATAACGAGGCTTATATGTTTTGGATCGCCGTTTTGAATTTCGGCGTTCTTTTCTTATCTGCTGTACGAGAAGCCAGTCGTTTTTATCAATGATGGGATCGTGGTGGCCTTCGATGAAATACTGCGTTTCCAGACCGGTGTTCTTAACACTTTTGTGTGTAAAAAAGTCTACCGTAACTGTTTTCTGGCACAAGGCATCACCACAATATTTCTCATTGCGGAGAATACCCAGGACAGTACCGGCACTCCAGTTCGGAAGACCTGTAACGGTCGGAATACAGCTTTGGGTAAGCAGTTCTGCAATCTGCGGAGATGAATAACCTTCAATGTAGAGTCTATAAATGGTTCGTACAATATCGGCTTCATCTTCGTTGATTGACCAGTCGTGTCCCTCATAGCCGAGGAGCCAGCAGTTC